GCAGCGCTTGCCGCCGACCGCACGCTGGGCGGCCTCTGCGACTGGGTCGAGGCGGAAGCGCCGCGTCCGGTCGACCTGCCGGTCGAGGGTGCCGCCAGCATGAAGGCGGCGGTGATCCCGGTCATCCTGCACTATTCCACGGCCGACCCGCTCGGCTGACCCCCTTCACCAAAGGAGAACACGATGGCACGAGCCCATGGGGCGCGGGCGCAGATGGCGCTTGCGTTCGAATCCGTCTACGGCACCGCGCCCGCCACGGGCTATCGCACGGTGCCGTTCGCCAGCACCACGCTCGGTTCCGAACAACCGCTGATCGCCTCGGAACTGCTGGGTCAGGGGCGAGACCCGCTGGCCCCGATCAAGGACGCCGTCACCGCCGATGGCGATGTGGTGGTGCCGATCGACGTCGAGAACCTCGGGCTGTGGCTGAAAGCAGCCTTCGGCGCGCCTGTCACCTCCGGCACAACGCCCAAGACCCACACCTTCCAGTCCGGCAACTGGACGCTGCCGAGCATGGCCATCGAGACGGCGATGCCCGAGGTGCCGCGCTATGCGATGTACACGGGCTGTGTTTGTGATCAGCTGTCGTGGCAGATGGCGCGGTCGGGGTTGCTGACAGCAACGGCGCGGCTGGTTGCGCAGGGTGAAAGCGTCGCGGCCACCACGGCCGCTGGCACGCCGACGTCACTGGCCCTGCAGCGGTTCGGCCATTTCAACGGGGCGATCACCCGCAACGGCTCGCCGCTCGGCAATGTCATTTCGGCCGAGGTGACCTATTCCAACGGGTTGGACCGGATCGAGACCATCCGCTCGGACGGCCGCATCGAAGGGGCTGACCCCGGCATGGCCGCGCTGACCGGTCGGGTGGAGGTGCGCTTCGCCGACACCGCGCTGATCACGCAGGCCATCGACGGCACGCCCTGCGAGCTGGTCTTCGCCTGGAGCCTCGGCGCCAACGCCAGCTTCACCTTCACTGCCCATGCCGTCTATCTGCCGCGCCCCCGGATCGAGATCCCGGGCCCGCAGGGCATTCAGGCCACCTTCGACTGGCAGGCCGCCAAGGCCATCAGCCCCGCCCGCATGTGCACCGCCGTTCTCGTCAACACCGTTGTGAGCTATTGAACATGATCAGACTGAACCTGACTGCATCCCCTTCGTGGCTGACCCTCGCCCCCGGCCTGCGCCTGAAAGTTGCGCCATTGACCACTGCGCTGATGGTCTCGGCTCGTGCCGATCCTGCCATCGAAGCCCTGCCAGACACCGCCACGCAGGAGGAACTGGCGCTCACCATGGCCAAGGCCGTGGCCCGCCGCGCGGTGCTGGATTGGGAGGGGGTAGGCGATGACGCGGGCGATGCTGTGCCGGTCTCGCCCGAAGGCGTCGATGCCCTTCTGGAAATCTGGCCGGTCTTCGAAGCCTTCCAGACCCAATATGTCGCCAAGGGACTGATCCTGGACGCGGAAAAAAACGTCTCCGCGCCCTTGCCGAATGGTCCTTCGGTGGGGGCGACCGCTACTGCGCGGCCTGCACAGGGCGTTGCCCTGACTGCCCCGCACGGCTGAACCGGCCGCAGACGACAGAGGGCTGGCAGGTCTGGGATCTGGTCGGTCGTCTTGGCGGCCAGCTGCGGGTCATCCCCGGCGCTGTGCTCGGTTGGGACATGGGCGCGGCCCTCGCCATGGCGCAGGCCCTTGGGATCAACACCCTGATCGCCGCCGAACTGCTGCCCGAGATCGAGGCGGTCATGGTGCGCAAGCTGAACGAACAGATCGGAGAGGTACATGGCTGAAAAACGCGTCAGTGTCCGGCTGGTCGCGGAAGGCGGCCGCCAAGTCCGAGCCGAACTGGAAGGCATCGGCGAGGCGGGCACGCGCGGTTTCGGCCGCCTGTCCTCCGAGATGGAACTGGCCAATGCCAGGCTCGGCAGCTTCGCCCGCAAAGCCGGGATTGCGCTGGCAGCGGTCACGGCAGCCGCAGCCGCTGCGGGTGTGGCAATGGTGCGGTCCGGCCTCGACGTGATCGGTGCGCAGGCGGACATGGCAGCGTCGCTCCGGACAACGGTCGAAAGCCTGCAGGTGCTGACATGGGCCGGAGAACTGGCCGGTGTGTCGATGGGCGAGATCGAACAGGCCACCAAGAAGTTGACCACGCGGTTGTCGGAAGCGGCGGCTGGGTCCGGATCGGCTGTTGGGGCCTTGCAACGGCTGAACCTGACAGCGGCGGAATTGCAGGCGCTGCCGCTCGATCAGCGCATCGTCGCCATCCAGGAGGCCCTGAACCAGTTCGTGCCGGAGGCCGAACGCGCCGCCGTGGCATCCGACCTCTTCGGTGACCGGGCGGCGCTGGCATTTCTGCGCATCGACGCCGCCACATTGCGGGAGGCGGCGCAGGACGTGCAGGATTTCGGGGTGGCGGTCAGCGCGGCCGACGCGGCGCAGATCGAACGCACCGGCGATGCCATCGCCAAGCTGAGCCTGATCTGGCTCGGCCTGACCAACCGCCTGACCGCCGCTGTCGCCCCGGCGCTGGAGACGGTGGCGACTGCACTGGCCGATATGGCGCGCGGCACCGGGCCCATCGGCGGTGCAATCATCGCCGTGTTCGACAACCTCGCACGGCTTGCCACCTATGCCGCGACCTTCGCCGCATTCATGGCGGGTCGTTGGGTGGCGGGGTTGGCAGTGGCGGCCCTGTCGGTACGCGGCCTCGCCACGGCGCTGGTCTTCCTGCGCGGGGCGCTGATCCGCACCGGCATTGGCGCGCTGATCGTCGGCGCGGGGGAACTGGTCTATCAGTTCTCGCAGCTTGTGGCCCGTGTCGGCGGTGTGGGCGAGGCCTTCCGGCTGCTGGGTGATCTGGCATCGGAGGTCTGGTCGCGCATCGGTCTGGCGCTCGACGCAGCCTTTGCCAACATGGCCGCTGGCTGGGAGGGGCTGAAGGCGGCCGGGCTCTCGGCGCTCGAAGGCACCATCGCGGGCGTGGTCAGTTTCGGCGACCGGACGGCGGCGATCTTCCAGGGAGCATATGATGCGGCCGTGGCAATCTGGGGCAGTCTGCCCGGCGCCATCGGCGATTTCGCGTTCCAGGCCGCGAACGGGCTGATCTCTGGCGTCGAGGCGATGCTGAACGGCGTCGTCACCCGGATCAACAATTTCATCAACGGCTTGAACGCCGCCTTGGACCTGCTGCCGGACTGGGCGGTGGGAGAAGGTGGGGTGCGGATCGGCACACTTGACCCGGTGGAGCTGGCGCGGATCGGCAACCCGTTCGAGGGCGCAGCAACCGCCGCCGGGGCGGCCGCAGCGGATGCCTTCTCAGCCGCGCTGTCCCGGACCTACCTTGAGCCGCCCGACCTCGGACTTGGCACGATGGCAGACGACGCGCGTGGCCGGGCCGACGGCTATCGCGAGGCCGCAGGCATGTTGGCCGATGCCGCAGGCCGTCCGCTGACCAGTTGGCAGGCCTTGCGCGACGCGGTGACCGGCACCGGGACGGATGCTGAAACAGCGCTGGCAGATGCCGCCAGTTCGGCGGATGCCCTGAACACCGAACTGGGCGACACCGCAACTGCTGCCGGGAATGCGGGCGCAGCGGCGCGTGACGCCGGGGCTGACGCTGCCGCAGGGGCTGATCAGGCTGCGACCGGCTGGGGTGCCGTATCAGCCGCGCTCGCCGACTATGCCACCAAGGCGCGCGATATCGGCGGCGATATCGGTCAGGCGCTGGTCGGGGCCTTCACCTCGGCCGAGAATGCGGTGGGCGAGTTCGTCAAGACCGGCAAGCTCGACTTCCGCGATCTGGTCACGTCGATGATCGCCGATCTGGCCAAGCTGGCGGCGCGGACCTTCATCCTTGGACCGATTGCCAACGCCCTGTCGGGAGCGCTAGGCGGCGCGGGTGGGCTCTTCGCCAACATCCTGCACGCGGGTGGTGTGGTCGGATCGCCGGGCCCGGGCCGCATGGTTCCCGCGCTGGCCTTTGCCAATGCCCCGCGCATGCATGCGGGCGGCTGGGCCGGGATCAAGCCCGACGAAGTTCCGGCGATCCTTCAGAAGGGCGAGCGCGTGCTCTCCCGCCGCGAGGCAGCAGGTTACGGCCAATCCAGCGCGCCCGCGGTCAATGTGACCATCATGGCGCGCGATGCCGAAAGCTTCCGGCAGTCGCGCACGCAGGTGGCGAGCGACATTGCCCGTGCCGTGTCGCTTGGCCGGAGGGGCATGTGATGGCATTCCATGACGTCAGGTTCCCCGACAACATCAGCCGCGGGGCGCGCGGGGGGCCGGAACGGCGCACGCAAGTGGTCGAACTGGCCTCTGGCGATGAGGAGCGCAACGCAAGCTGGGCCAACTCCCGCCGCCGCTATGATGTGGCCTATGGCATCCGCCGGGCTGACGATCTTGCGGCGGTCGTGGCCTTCTTCGAAGCCCGGAATGGTCGCCTGCACGGTTTTCGCTACAAGGATTGGGCCGACTACAAATCCTGCCTGCCTTCACAGTCGTTAGCCCCCACCGAT